CCCGGTCGGCCGCGAGCACGCCGGCGGGGAAGCGGCAGGAGCCGTCGGGCTCGCGGTCCAGCGGCGTCGGCTCGGCCATGCCGGCGAAGCTGTCCACGGCGTGCGCCTTGCGCAGCCGCGTCCCGGCCCGGAGCGCCAGCGGGAGGAACGTGAACCCGTACCAGACCCCGATCTCCATGAGATCGCCGGGGACGTCCGCGGTCGCGTCCACCAGCTCGGCGATATGGTCGAATCTGGCCCTCGGGGGCATTGTCTCACTCCGGATCGCTGACGCGTGTCACTTCCACGCCCTCGCCGTGCATCCAGGCGATCAACCGGGTCCAGCAGTCCCGCTCTCGCTGCCAGCGTTCGGGGCTGCGTCGCTGGCGGGGCAGGCTCACCCCGTCGAAGTCCGCCCGCCCGGCCAGGTCCGCCCCCAGGACGGCGATCTCCGTCGCCCCGAGGTTCCAGGCCAGCACGACGGCGACCGTGGCGCTCCAGCTGACCCAGCCGGTGGACGGCGGCGGCGTGGCCAGGTCCTCGCGGACGATCGAGCCGTGCCTGCCGGCGGCCGGGCGGACCTCCGCCAGGCGCTGCCAGCGCTTCCGGTCCATCACGATCGTCGGCCGCCCCATGGGCTCGCAGTCGTCGAAACTCTCGGGGTCCCAGATGCACCAGTAGTCGCACGCCCGGGCGGCCGCGGCGCGGTTGACCGCGATCGTCAGGTCGCGCCGGTCGAACTCGCCGGCGTCCAGGCGGGGCAGGGCCCGGGCCAGCGACGGCCCCGGGCACAGCACCGCCGCGCGTTTGCCGGGCCGGGCCATCGCCGCCTACTGGCTCATCCGCACCCGGACGGTCGTGTCGTCGTCGGTGGCCGCCTCGACGACCTTGCCGATGTACACGTTGGCGCCGGCCGTCTCCGTGGCCTGATCGTTGGTGTCGTCCCAGTAGACCTTCGCCCCGGCGCTGATCGCGGTGCCGGAGCCGTCGGCCTTGGGGAAGTCGAAGACGCCCTCGACGGCCAGCGCGCCCTGGACGTTCGCGTCGATGTCGCTCTTGGCGACCCCGACCAGTTGCCCCTGGACGATCACGTCGCCGGCCGTCACGTCGCTGGACGGCGTGTAGTCCACCGCCCCGCCGTCGTGCCGAAAGGTCACATCGCTCATCGGTTTCGCTCCTGTTCACGCGGAGGCGGCGGCGGCCCGCGTCGGGCCGTGCCGGTGCGCCCGCATGGGTTGTCGTCGGTCCGTTCGCCGGCGGCGCCGGGGCCGCCGGGCGGCCGGCCGGGGCCTACGCCTCGCCCTTGCTCTTCACGCCGCCGCGGTACTCGACTTTGCTGACGCCGAAGTCGAAGTAGCCGCGCATCTGGATGCCGAGCGTGTTGAAGTCCGCCTCGGCCCGCTCGACGGTGGGTTGCTGCTGGCCGTTCAGGAACACGACCTCGATGAAGGCCAGCTCCGCCGGGCTCGCCAGCAGGTACCAGGCCTTGGTGCTGTAGCCGGTGATCCCGCTGTCGGAGAGGTACCGGCTGACGGCCTGATCCAGCGTCCCGGCGTGGGGGTTGATCGTCCCGTACTTCTGGCTGGACGTGGTGTCGCGCAGCTCCCGGCTCTTGAGGATCTGCACGGCCGTCTCGTCCAGGGCCGGCGGCACGAGCAGGACCCGCGGCGTCAGGGCCAGCGGGTCGCCGTCGGGGTCGGTCTGGTTGGCGAACAGCGTCTTGGCGGCGGTCAGGGCCGCGATGCTGAGGGCCGTGGAGGCGCCGCTCTGGTAGTTGCTGTTGCCGCTCTTGAAAAACGAGCTGTGGTCCAGGAACTCGGTCCAGAAGGCCTTGTTCAGCTTCAGGGCCGCGCCGCGGCCGATCCGGGCGGGAAGGACGTTGAGGGCGCCGAGATCATCGTTGATGATGGTCTGGCGCGTGATCGCGTACATCCGCCCGTACGTCTTGGCCTGGTTGGTGTAGCTCTGCTCGCCCACCGTCCCGTGCTTGATCTCCCCGTCCGGCCCGACCTCGTCGAACTCCGCGTCGCCGGTCAGCCGGTAGCTCGTGACGGTCTTGAAGTCCTTCACGGACCGGATCGCAGCGATTTTGCGCCACGTGCTCTCCACCGCCATAAAGCTCTGCAACAGGGCCTTGTTGGCCGTGTTGGAGAGGATCCCGGGGAGGCTCACGGTGCTGAACGCCGCGCGCAGCCAGCCGGCCTTGTCCTCCTGGTAGCGCCCGAGCTGCACGCCGTCCAGGGCGGCGGCCGCGGCGCAGAACTCCTGCAGCCCCATGCCGCGCAGGCGGTCGGCGGCGTCGACGGCCTGCTCGCCGCAGATCTCGATGATCCGGTCGGCCGGCATCGGGATCTGCTGGTAGGCGGCCGCCAGCAGGGCCTTGCGCGACTGGTCCTGCGCCTCGGCGGTCGGGGTGACCTTCGCCCGCTCGGCCTTGACCGCCTCCAGGGCGGCGGCGCGGAGATCGTCCAGGGTGATGTCGCCGGCGAGCGCCTTGGCCTTCAGTTCCTCCAGGCGGTCGCTTTCGGGCAGGCCCTCCACCGTCGCCTCGATCTTCCGCCGACGCTCCGCCTCGGCCCGGATGCCCTCGGCGATCCACCGCTGCCGCTCGGCCTCGGCGCCCGCGGGGGCGGCCGCCTGCACATCACCGCCGGGCCGTTCGGCCGCCGGCGTCGGCGGGTCGGCGGGCGGGTCGGCCGGCGTCTCCGTCGGCGGGTTGTCGGGCGCGTCGGCGCACTCGGCCTGCCACCAGGCCTGCATGCTCTTGCGCTGCTCCTCGGTGAGCGCGTCGGCGTCCCCGAAGCCCTTCGCCTGGAGCCACTCCTCGAATGTCTTCATCGGTGCTCTCCTTGGGTGCGCGCCGGCGGCGACGGCCCCCAGCGGCGTCGGATCGGGCGGCGAGGCCGCGACCCGGGCGCTGGTCTTCTGGTCCGCGCCGACGCTCACGAAGCTGAATTCGCCCAGGGTCGCCTTGCGGGCGACGTAGCATGGGCCCTTGAACGTTGTCCCGTTTGCCGAGGCGGTCTTGCCGGCCTCCACGAACTCCACCTGGTCGACGAGCACGCCGACCGAAACCTGCCAGGGGAACTTGTTCCGGGCGGCCCCCACGACCTCCCGGGCGGCCTCCCCGGTCCCGCTGACCACGCCGGCGACGCGGATCCGCTTGCCGGAGATCTCGACCTCCGTCGTGTGGCCCACGATCGCGGTGCGGTCGTGCTGGAGCAGGGCGGGGTGCGAGCGGTTGGGGACCTTCAGGCCGGACAGGTCGATCGCAACCGGCCAGAACCAGCTTGCCACGCGCATCAGCCCGCCAGTGTAGGCGACCATCTTGAACGTGGGAAGTTTTTCGCCGTCGCCGTCGCCGTCGGCGGCCGCCGCCGCGAGGTCCAGCTCCGCGTCGGCGAGCATCTCCAGTTGCGCCGGGGCGTAGTAGCGCCACTCCCCGTCGTCGCCGACGGCGAAGGCGTCGCCGGCCTCCGTCCGCTGCAGCGGGCCGGCGTAGAGGTCCATCTCGCCGGCGGACTTCGTCCGGGCGGACTTCTTCGCCGGCTCGAAGCGGATCACGCGGACGTCGTGGTCGTCGCACCACTTGCGGGCCTTGGCCGCCGTCCAGCTCGAGGTGGGGAAGCGCAGGGACTGGGCGACGGGGTAGTCGGAGGCCTTCGCCTTGCCCTTGAGCTTGCCCCAGATCACCGAGATCGACGCGGCGACCTTGATCCGCCCGTAGAGCGTCCCGTCCTTCGTGCGGCGAAAGGTGTCTTTGGCGAAGCCCTTCGGGTCGCGCAGCCGGGCGGCGTGCTCGTTGGGGTAGGGGCCGAGCAGGTCGGTCACCGCGTCGCCGTAGGTCCGCTGCCACATCGCGCGGAGGGCGGCGAGCTGGCCGGCGTTCAGCGAGGCGATCTCCATGCCGTGTTGGCTGCACCACTCGGCGAAGGTCATCGGCGTGCCTCCAGCAGGCGTTCGGCGATCGCGTCGGCCAGGTCGTCAACGCCGGCCGCCTCGGCCCCGCCGCCGGCGGACCGGCCCCGCTCCCACGGCTGGGGCAGCCCGGCGGCCTGGCGGGCCTTGGCCTCGCGGCCGCGCTGGTCGATCTGCTCGGCCCAGTCCCGGCCGTTGCGGGCGTGATAGTCCGCCTCCGTCCCGAGGCCCTGCTTGACCACCTCCGCGCGGGCCCGGACCCAGCGCGGATCGATCTCCTCCTTCTCGGGCCACAGCCACGCGTGGGGCACGAAGATCCGCTCGATCTGGGCGTAGAGGCCGTAGTCGGCGGTGCGGACGGCCTCGCGCCACCAGTGGGCGAAGAGCCGGTCCAGCCAGATCGCCTGCAGCTCGGCGCGCTGGACGTCGAGGCTGCGCAGGTAGGTCTGATGGTCGAGCCGGCCGGAGGCGTAGTTGTAGTCGGAGGAGTCGCCGGCGGCGACGTTGTACGGCACGTCGAGGCAGCGGGCGATCTCCGTCAGGATGCCGCGGCGGAAGGCGGCGAACTGTTCGTTGGGATGCTCGGCGCGGAGCTGATTGAGCTTCCATCCCTCCGGCAGGAACGGGATGGCACTCATTTCCATTTCCATGGTGACCCACGGGTCGACCTCGGCGGCCTCCCCACTGGCGGGGGCTTCGGTCTGCGCCACGGCCGCGAAGCTCGCCGCCGTCTCCGCCGCGTGCAGGGTCGCCAAGGTCATCCGCCGCAGGATGGCGAACAACGGCAGGGCGGGCGTCAGCTCGGGCACGCCGCGCCGCTGCTCGGGCCGCTCCATGGTGAACCAGTGG